TCAGCTTTCGATTTAGGTAAGTTACCAACGTCAATGTAAAACACTCTTCTTTCAGGAGCTCGTGTAATTGTATAAATGATTGTCGCATCTTCCAACATCCTTAGCTGATTCAATGGTTTAATAGCACCATGAAGATAACTTAATACTAAAGAATTGTTTTCACTCATAACACCTGATGTAATACGAGCAATAGAATCTTTAGAAATTTTAAATCCTTGTGTACCAGATTGGACTCCTGATTTATTAGAAGAACCAAATCCATTTTCAGAGTACATATAATACTCGTTCTTTACACTTTTAATTGGTATGCCACTGTGCTTATCAACTTTCTTTTTATCCATCTCTCTAATAAGCTTAAGCTTACGAGGATCGACATAACGTAACTCTTTGATGCCGTCTTTAATAGCTTCATCATCAATAATTACGTGGTAGTTTAAGCGGCCATCTACATAAAATTTGCTGTAGATATCGTATCCGTGGTTTGAAAAATCTAGTAACTTTAGAATTGTTTGAAATTCATTTGTTACGATTTTCTTAACTTTGTCTGGTAGATCTGTATCGTCCATTACAACTTCAACAACAGCGTCGTTGATGTCAATGTTAATAGATTCGTTTACGATCTCGTCCACAGCCTGACCAATTTCTGGCTGCATTGCCATTCCTCTATATCGAGTAACAAGCTCAGACTCAGTCTTAGCGCTGCCTTCCATATCAAGAATGGTGCTATAGAACCCGCCCATAGCATTTCCGACAGTGATTGCACCGTCATCGTTCTGAGGCTCAGCAAAAGAAACAGGAGCTAAGTCCTGTTCCTTCTCTGGTCTCTTTATCTCAAATCCAAATAGTCTCGCCATTGTAGCGCGTCTCCATTATATAATAATTAAGTAGTCGGTAGTCCGGTATTTCCTTCAACTTTCCATAAGTCATATTCAAAAGTCATGCTGAATTCTTCAATAGAATCAGTTTGTGACCAATCCATTGCAATTCCATCAATGGATGTTGGGAACATACCTTCAAAGACGTAAGTACGTAGTGGACTACCGTCTTTGCTGAACTGTGTAATTTGTCCAGTTGACTTGTACTGTTGAGGTAAACCTCTTGAGTTCGAGTCGTGTGAGTTAATAAAATTCATCCATTCTTCCATAGAATTACGGATTGCAAAATCTTCGTCGTTGATGACTGTTACGGTCCAAGGCTGGAATGTTCTATCACCTGCATATTTAACTTGGCGTCCAAAGTAAGGTACGACGTATTGTCCTACTGTTGACTCTGGAATCCCAGCTGCTCTAATCATGAATGGAATCTTGATATCAGCAGCTGAGTTAATAGGGTTAGTGATTTGACATTGGAAAAGCGTAGGACGCGCACCGCCACCGACAAGCTCTGATTTGAACTGGTTGATGTTAAATGCCATGTGTTTTCTCCTTTAATTTAATATTATTTATTAAGCGATTTGGCCGACGATTTCATCAAATTCTACACCTGTTCTTGTAGCTATGAACGATAGTTCGATAACATTAATAGAACGTGCAGGCTTAATAAAGATGCTTGCGCGGAATTTGTTTTGATCGACCACTTCAGGAGTATTAACTGTAGAGTCTGAAACTACTCTATAATCAATAATACCACGACGGCCTTGGATGTCACGTAAGAATGGTTCTACGATGTTTCTAAACTGTGTTTGAGTAAAGTCATCGTTGAATTCAAACAAGAAGCTTTCTGCTGCTGTTGCAATTGCTTTCTCTACTGAGATAAACAATCTACGAACGTTAATCTGATCGAATGCAGATGCTGCTCCAAGTCCAGTCTTATCACCGAAGAGTACGATTCCTCTTCCTGATTGTGCCATTACAGGATTAATCTGCGCACTGTAAAGTTGATCTCTCTGAGGCTTGTTAGGATTAAATGCTAGTTTAACAACATTCTTGATAATACCTTTTCTGTAACCAGCTGGTGATTCCCAAGAATCTACTCTTGCAGCAAGACCTGCCATATCACCGTTTAATGGTGTGTAACGATATACATCATTGTACTTATCATAACGGTATTTATAACCACTATCAATGAATGAATATGAAGAGTTTTGTATTTTGTTGCGCCACTCAATTGCTTTTGTGAGTTTAGCATTTGTTTTTAGTTCGTCAACCACTGCGTCCTTAGAAGGTGATAGGAATGCAACACAATCTCTACGATAATCTGTAACGTTTGAAAGTACGTAGTTAGCTCTAGTACCTTCGTTATCAGATTTACCAACAAGTACTGCTGAAATATCAATTTCGTTTGCATTCTTGAGTGTATCCCAAGCAAACCCGAGGGCTGCAAGTGTTACGTTTGACTCATTAGTTGCGTCTGTACCATTAGCCATTGTTTCATAAACAGTGGATGTACCAGAAGCAGTACCTACTACTGCAGTATTTGCTACTCTAATCCATGAAGATGCGTTTGCAATTACTGTACTGTAATAATTTGCTACACCTTGTGGTAGTTGAGCACCTGCGGTTGTTGATAAGTTTTCATATTTCTCAATGATGTTACCAGCAGTACCACTAATTGCGCCATCAGTATCGATAACAGCAACGTGGATGTGAGCCGCAGAAGGAGCAGTACCAAATGTTGCACTGTGCTTCCATTTTTTAACAAACGACAATTTATTGACTGCAGATTCTGCTAGAGTATATCTTTTCTCAAACGTAATGTTGTAGTCAAATGCTGCAACGTATGTTCCTAGGGCAGTATTTGCACTATCGACTAATACATTGTTAGCTGATTCTGTGAACGTTTTAACTTGCAGGTCAACATAACCTACACTATCGTTACCAATAGTGAGAACGTCGCCAGGCGCAATGTCTGTAGTAAGTTCAGCTGTGTTAGCTACTTGGAAATCCAATGAGTTTGAATTAAATGTAAATGTTTGTGCTGCTGCCGCTGTGTTAGCGGTTAAACCTAAATCATCAGCAGGAATATCGCCTACTGCTGCAAGATTACCTTGATAACCGGCTGAAGTTACCCAAGCAACTTCTAGGGAATTACCTAGGGCGCCAGGATACAATGCTTCAAACGCACCATATGTTGTATTATCCATATCAACATCGTTGTTTGCAAACAGAGTAACGTCAGTTGAATCTGCTCTTGCTGAACCGTCGTCTGCACGAGTTACGTACAGCGCATTGGAATACGCTAGGTAATCAGCAGCGGTAAAGAATGTTTCATAGTTACTATCACTTGGTTTACCAAAGCGATTAACTAATTCGTTTTCTGATGTGATTAGAATAGGATCATTAGTAGGACCCCATCTAAAAATGCCAGCCATAGCCGCAGGTGGTGTTGCTACAGCTGGAACCGCTTGACTAGCATCCACTTCGCGAACAATGACTGAGGGACTTACGGAAAAAGCCATGTTTTTCTCCTTTTTAAATTAGAAACGCGTTTTCTATATATATTTGTATTACTGTTTCTATTTATAAATTTTCCGATTTACTTTTTAGAGCACTGGTTATAGGACCAGACCATCGTCTTCATACATGCTTTCTCCGTCATCTATGAAACCGAATGGCAACATCTCTTGTTCAATTTGCTCTTCTGTTTTTTCTCTTAACTTAATTAGTGTATTTATGTCAGTCATATCTTTGAAATACGCCTGCTCGGTCATCCAAGCGAATAGGACAAGATTCATAACTAAATCGTCATGAAATCCAGATTCTGCCTCAAATGAGTTGCCTTTTTTTGAAAATCTACTTATTTCTTGTATTGTTTCAAAATCTCTAATCACCAGTTGCTGCTGTTCGATTAACATCTTAAGCATAGAGCAACCAGTACCCTTAACGAGTTTAGTAGTTCTAATCCCGTTTTCTACGTTTTTACCAAAGCCGCCGCTTAACACCTTGCCGCTTCTACCCGAGTTTTGAGTATAAAGCATATTTTCATAATCATAGTCCATTATAAGAACATCGGCAACTTGCCCGCCGATATCGTTGTTTTCTACTAATATTGCTGCCTCGTTGTATGTTTTACCTGCTCTGAATAATACAGAAGCAAAATCAATAGGTCCTATTAGGTTGTCTCTAAATACTGCCACCTGTTGGTATGGCATCTCTGATATATCTATCATATTAAATGTAGAATAGTCTAAACCTTTACCTCGTGCAACGTCTGCTACACAAACATATGTTTTACCTGCTATAGGTTTTTCATATTGGATCATACCTTCATGCTGTAATATTGGGGTTGAATGTAGTAATGTTTTAAGAGCTGCACCACTAATTAAAGTACCAGAACTACCTAAGAACTGACAACAATATTCTTGGTTAAACTTTTCTTCGTCGTGGTCTAATGCTTCGATTGTTTCTTTGCGCCAACTTTCATCTCTGCCAGGAACATCATTCCACATTACTTCTTCGTATTCGTAACCATTTGTACCTTCTTTTGCACCTTTACATGTCTTCCAAAAGTGGTTTAATCCGTTAGGTGTAGAGGTCATCAGAAGCTTCGTGGATTCACCTGACGAGATTGTTGGATATACTGAAGCAAAAAATTCGTCGTAACCCTCGATGAATGCAACCTCATCTAGGTATAGAAAGTTAACAGATTTACCACGAATAGCACTAGAAGATGTTGTACCAGCCAATACTTGGCAGCCATTTTCTAATGCGATATTACCTTTGTTCCACTCTTCAACACCTTGCTGTAACCATTTTGGTAATGCTTCAAATGCTAATTTAACACGAGCCATAACCTCACGTGCAGCGTCACCTTTGTTTGCAAGGATAGCTACAGTTTTAAATTCGTTAAACAAAATGTAATGGAGAATAACAGCCATAGCCGTAGTTGTTTTACCAGACTGACGAGCCGTCAATACAGCAACACGACGATTATCTGTAATCTTTCGAGTAATATTTTCTTGGTAAGTATACATTTCAAAAGGTACAAGACCTTTATCTACGTGTACAATCTTAATGTAATTCTTAGCAAAATAGATAGGATCTTGTGCACACTTCATATATTCTTTAAGAAGCTCTGGTGTCCATTCAATTTCTTCCGCAATCTTTTTTAGATTCGGATTACCTAAATAACCATCACCCATTTGCGTCATCACCTTTAATCATTTTAAGTAAATCAGCAGTAGAAACAATTAAGTTATTATTAGTAACATTTGTTTGGGCTGCTTCTTTTGGTCCATTAATCTCATCTTTTACAAACCTCTTCTTAGAAGATATGTCTGCATAATCTTTGTTAGCATCGAGAACTGTTTTCATTAAAGTAGAAACAACTTCAAAGGCTCTAGGATGCTCAGACTGTTTAGCAATTTCTAACATTTCTTTCATTGCATCTTTACCATTTTCCATTACGTCTTCTATATTACTTCGTACTTTTTCTAAGTCGTCTAGGTTTTCTTGCGCAGTATCTGTGAGCACAGCTGGAGGATTTATCTCAGTCTCTTCAACTTCAACAGGTAAATGTTCTTCATCTTCTCGTGTTTCAGCCAACGGGCGAATGCCCAAGGCCGAGCTAATTTTATCGTCTTGATTCATTATATATCCTCGATAGTTGTAATAACACCCCAGTTATCGTCGAATTCAATTTGTTGGTATGGTACAGATGCCTGAGATATGTCGGCAATATTTACGGTAGGAACCGCGGTGTAACCAGCACCAGGATTTGTAATTGCAATCAAACTTACGTCGCCAGCACTATTAACAGTAGCAGTTGCCGTGGCTGTTACTTCTGCAGCTGCATCTAATGTAGTATTTGCAGAGTTATAGAAGTCTCCATTATTCGTAACACTGATTCCTGTTACAATTCCGTCTGTTAGTGTGGCAGTTGCCGTGGCTTGGAAGTTAGATTCAGTTCCATCAGGAGCTGAGATTGTAATTGACGTATTAGCGTCGTAATTTGCACCAGCATTTGTTACTGTAACTCCGGTTAATCTACCGTTTGCTATTGCAGCGGTTGCTGTTGCAATATCTTTATTATAGTCTCCAACATATACGCCAGCTGTATTTGGTGTTGTTGGGACTGTGTAGCTTCCTACTGGTGTAGCAGCTGTAATGTTTTCTATTATAACGTTATCTATAGAACCTTTAAAACTTGGAGTACTACCACGTTGTCCGCCAACTACATTAACTCCGCCACCCATCATAAATCCTGAAGCAGCGTTAACACCAGCATCTACAACACCGTTAACAAGCCATCTAGCATTTGATTCAAAGTGTTCTAATCTTACATGGTTCCATTGATTTAATACTAATATTTCTGGAGTTGATCGTACAGGAATACCACCATAATTTGGTCTATAAACAATTTCCAAATCTGGTTCTATTTCAATTCTCATTGTTGTACTATCCCAGTGCATAATACTATGAACACCAGTTGCAGGAGCTTCTTCTGGATAAATCCAAAACTCTAAAGCAAAACCATTATTGCTGGTAGTAATGAAGTTTGTAGCCATTGTATGTAACAAGGTTTGATCGTCATCTGCATCAAAATATAACGCATCATCGCCGAATTTAACGTATGGAGACTTAGCCGGTGGCTCTGAAACAGTAGCTGTAGCACTTAAATAATATGAACCGCTGGTATCAACTGCTATAGAATCAACTGATCCAGCAGACACCGTTGCTGACGCTGTAGCAGTTTCAACAGGTTGATTAGGAGGCGTGATAGCAATGTTTGGAATAGAAGAGTAGAATCCACCACCATCTAGTATATTGATAGAAGATAATTGAGAGTTTACAATGACTGGTTCTGCTGTTGCATTCGTAGTAACAGGTGCAGAAATTGTAACAGCAGGTGGTGTGCCTTGTGTATAAGCTTGTCCATCATTTGTAATATTAATAGAAGTCACTCTGCCATTCGCCACAGATGCTGTAGCATACGCAGGTAATCCTTCTGCGTTTAATGGGTTACCATCTCCATCTAATCCTGGTTTAACTGTTATTCTTTCTTCGAATGCAGTATTTGCAAGTGTGCTTGTCGCTAAACTTACATCAATAAACTTAATTACTTTCTTACGTTTCTGAGGACCGAAGTAATAACCTTTGAGAGTAAACGCTAATGTGTATAGAGTATTTTGTCTTTCTTCAAAATTACCTTCATAAAGTTCTTCAGTACTAACGCTGTTTAATATAACAGGAACATCGATAGGATCTAGATCTGGTACCATCTTTGCAGTACAAGTAAAATCTGGTGTAAAGAAAGGAATAATTTGTTCCATGATTTGAGTAGAGTCTTCACTATACTTTGTCATGATGTACAGATTAAAATCGATATTATAAGGTACAGCAGAATATACAAAATCACGAGAACTATCTGTTTCAGATTTCTGAGATTTTACCATTTTTTGTGTAGAGCCAATTTTACGTGCTGGGTCATATGTGACACTCAACATCTCAAAAGACATTCTTGGTAAACGTATAGCAGTTTTTCTACTATTTAATAAGTCTGGATCTTGATTTACTCTTGCTAAAACTTTCTGGAATGGCGCATAAGATAATGGTACAATCATAGATTGTATTTCTTGACCTGCGTTATCTTTTCGTTTGATAGTAAGTTGATTAAAAATCGTACCAAACAAAGCAACGTATTTGCGAGTTGTCTCGTTATAAAAATGATTTGCTATAGCCATGTTTTAGGAATCCTGTATAGATATTGTTTCGCTAAATGGATCTATTTCAGAGAAATCCAAAATATCATCAGCAACATCTTCAAAGTCAAAGTTCTGTGCATATGAATCGTTATTAGCAACGCCTGCAAGTGTAGTAACTGTAGTTTGTGTAGAAGCGACATCATCGAAGTAATGATCTATTTCATATCTACCAGTATCGAATCTCTCGTTAGAGTATTCCATTAACTCACATTTGATGTCATAAACCTGCAAAGCACCTGATTGATAGAATACACTTTCGTGTTCTACATAAGTGATGCGATACATTTTCTGATTTAACGGCAAGAAGATAATATCATTCTCTAATGGTCTAAGCTTGGTACCTTTAGTGCGTGTTACATATTTCTCGAATGTTCGTATTGCAACAGTAAAGGTAGCCTGATCTCTAATTTGTAGACCAAACTTAGATAAGAAATCACCTTCACCTTCAAACCCATCGACATTCTTAACATATACTTCAAAGCTATACATTTCATCGTATAGAGGAGTGTCGTTTTCGTTAAAGATTCTGTCAGTGTTCTCAGCAAAACTGCCACTAAGATATTTTACGTCTAAGCCGTACATAGCAATAGACTCAATGACTAGATCGTCAATTAAGTTTTGCTCGTTAAAGTTGTCGTAATTTCTAAAGTAAGCATTAGTTGCCATTGATTATCACCCAATAAAGTTGTAGGTTAGAGGCTGTAGATTACTGATGGCTTCTTCTTCCATCTTTTCTCTTTCAGCTCTAGCTTCTTGAAGAATTTGATCTCCGTTAAATGAAACTCCTCCGACTAATTGCATATTAGTAAATTTAGTTAAGTTTAAACCCCATTGTTCTCTCACAAGAACTGCAGCATAGTTTTGCAGCCATCTTTCTGACCACACATCTGCATATTCATCTGGATCAATAATGTCGTATGCTTCAATGATAATATAGTTTCCTACAGACCAGTGATCAATACTTGAATCGATGAACAACTTGTTTACGTTTTTATTATAACGAATCATTGGTTTACCTACAAGAATCTCTTGCATAAACTCAATGTGTTGCATTGTCATATAGTAATGAGTTAAATTATAACTTGTAAGGTCTGTCATGTTATTCAGAACAAATTGATATTGAACATTAAACATACCAGTACCAGTAGAAATAGAAGTATCAAACGGGAATACTTTAGATATACCAAGCAATTTTTGTGGTAGTGCAATGTATCCGTTATCTTTATCGTTCTGAGTAATTTGGTGTTTTAAGTAAACCATTTGTGAACCGTTGTAGTGGTAATCTCTCCAAAAAGAGACTGCTTCATCTACACGATCTTCTACTTGCTCTTCAGACACGTTAATCTCAATAACTGGCGCACCAATTTTTCTTAAGATATAGTCTTTAAATTCTTCTCTTGATGTCGGTTGTGCCATTATGCTAACTCGTCTTTAATGATTACTTTAATGTAGCCAGTATTTGGAAATGTTTCTACTTGACCATTTGCGTATTCAATTTGAAATTCAGCAGAATGAATTCCTGTATTAGCAGTATCTCCTGCCTGCCATTCATATGCAACTATACCCTTTGTTGGGTTATTTACATTGCCGACACCATCTTGAATAAGTATATTTCCATTTTCATCTTTCATATGGAATTTAACATTACTTGCTGTAGACATGTCTTTGCGTCTGCCGTTCGAATCTGTTAGTGCAGCTTCAATCGTTGGTGCAGTGTCATTTTGCTTTATGTAGAAAGTAGCTGCCATAATTTTCTCCGGTTTTACTTTTATTTATTAGTTTTAAATAATTTCTGCTTGACGTATTCCATTATCTACGATATTAACGTCATTTGAATCAGATATCATCTTTACACCATTGTGGTCTATTCCTTGGAATTGAACAAAGGATGCACCTACTCTATCATATATATGTGTTGCGACATTTGTACCTTTACCCAGTACAGTAAATCCAAACGTACCAGCCGCTGGACCTTCTGAGAATACGTAGATATTTGTTTCAGATGTAAAGGGTAATATATTATCAAATGTACCTTCTACAATAGAATAACCTTCGGATGTTGCTCCGAAGGGAATAATCATAGTGTTTGCATTTGATGTTAGGTATCTTTGTACACCGAATTCTATAAATCCAGATTGATCTATTGTAAAATCAATACTTAGATTGGTTGCTTCACCATAAACTGTAGGTGTTTCGATACCTGCAACTAATCCGAATTCTAATGTATAAGTGAAAGGCTCTGCATTAACAGGGTTCTGGGCGACGAAAACCAAAGAAGGTTCTAGAGCACCCGTAAGTGTACCACCAGTCTTGACGACAGCGCCGCCAAAGAATTGATAATCTAATGTTGTATTAATTGAGCCATTAGCAGACATAAAGCTTACCTTAAGTTAAAGTTAAGCCCCACCAGCTGTGATAGTAAATGCAGTAATATTGATTTGTTGACCGATTGCAATGTTAGTGTTATCTAACTGCATATCACCACCAGCACCAGTAGCACTGATTGTACCTTGCATATGGCAAGAAGTACCGCCATTGTTATGCAATCTGAAATAAGATGCAGTACCAGAAGCATCAGCAGAAAGATCCTGCCATGTACCTGATAACGTAATAGAACCACCAGCCGGTGTATTCAGCCAATCTGTAGGAAGAACCATAGTAGCTAATACTGTACCAGTGTTTGCTGTTCCACAATCTGGAGGTATTACACCTGAACTTACTGTCATAATTGGATTCTCACCAATCTCTGTCTCTAACGCTTGTAAAGTAGCGTTTCTCGTGTCAAACGATAATTGAAAAGCCATTGTCTTCTCCTCTGAATTAATATGAGTTTATTTAAGATATTTATAAAAAAACAGTTGACAAAGCTTCTAATAGTTGTTATAATAGGGTTATGCCCTTTAAACAATACTAAGGTTTCTATATAGATACTGTATAAACTCTAAAGGCAAATTGTTCCCGTCCATATATTTCTATCCGTTTACGGAAATGCTGTAGAGTGTAGTTCGTGAAGGATCCAGAAGACAAATCATCTGTAATATCATAAAGTGTCGCCTTATCGGCGTCGTTACCCTTTCTAAGGGTACGACCAATTGATTGCAATACTTTAATCTCAGATTTAGATCCAGATGCAAAGATCACATTATCAAGTTTCTTAAGGTTCACACCAGTCGAGAATACACCATATGATGCAAGGATGTCATGTTGTTTGATAGGATCATTTTCAATTAGATGTCTGATGCGCTCGCGCTCGTCACCTTTGGTGGCGCCATATATAAAGTGCAACTGACGATCATCTTTACGAAGCATTGGCTCAAGGATCTTACCATGTTTCTCAACCAAATCAAACAAGACCAAATTATTCTGTCCTTCTAGAGACCATAATAGATTTCTTATGAATATGTTTCTTTTGTGATTGTTTACAAGGAATTCTCTTTCAGCAGGATAACGCTTACTTCCTTCTTTGATTTGTTTAAACGCTTTGAGGAAACTTTTACGTTGTTCTTGTTCGTGAGATAATACGATTGCTTTTACATTAAAATCTGCAACAGTACCAGCATCCATAAGATCCTTGGTAGTAACGTGTTTACGAACAGATCCAAAACATCCTTCTAATACTAGACGATGTGTTTTACTTTCTTCTGATTTTAATGTACCGGTAAATCCATGTCTGTAGTAACATTGATCTAAACCTTCCATAATCTTTTGAAGTGATTTAGCTTGGAAGTTATGAGCTTCATCTCCAAGCACCACACCAAACTGACCAAACCAATCCTTCTGTAATTTAACGAGAGATTGCCATGTACTAATAACAATAGGAGCATTTGTATTCTTGTCGACTCCACCTTGAATTTTATAAATCATAGATGGATCACAACCATAGTCTTCAAAATCACCAGCCATCTGATGTACCAAACCAATTGTAGGAACAATGATTAAAGTACGATGTTCATATGCTCGTAAGTAATGTTGAGTAAGTAAATAGATGATTAATGATTTACCAGAAGATGTAGGTGATAATGATAAAGAACGACTATCGCGAACAGCATCTACGATATATTGATTTTGATAATCGCGTGGTTCGAATTTACATCCGACCTCTTTTGCAATCTCATATCCATAATCATCTGGAACTTTTTCACCATTCATTAAATGATCAGGAGCATTCAACTCATAACCACGTTCTTCACAGAATTTTCTAAGTCTTGGGAATAAGCCAACATATAGAACAGGACGCATCGGTTGATACAAACGAATTGTACCATCCCAAACTCTATTCTTATATGCTGGTGAGAATTGATAGCCAGAAGGCTTGAATGAAAAATATTCAGATAATTCCATGCGAACACCAGAGTCACCTGTTACTAACAAGTGTACTGCATTCTTTTGTTCTACATTTAATACGTCTGGCATTTTATCACCTATTCATAATCTATTATATACTACTATTTATTAGTATTCGCCATGTTGGAATTTCAGGATATCGATCATGTTCTTCACTACAAAGTTTCTACTATGAATAGTCTTAATAATATCTTCAAGGAAATTTGCACGAGTGGCATGATAATCCATCTTTAGACTCATAGCAATAATATCCTTGTCAGCTTGTACAAACTTATCCATATCCTGACGAATCACTTTCTTGAGAAAAGGTTTCCACCCTCTATCACGAAGATCTTCTTCAGCCATAGATCCATCATAGTACTCACGTTTGGCAAGCTCAAGTTCTTTGTAATCATACTTCAGCTTCTTCACACGAAGTGCTTCTTTATAATACATGGAATAATATTTGGAGTGTAGTTCTGGAATCCTTTTAGATTCGCCAGCAAGGTTAGTCTCATCTATCTTACAGTCGACAGCCCAAACCTCACTTATGTCATCAGTGCTCATAATGTATCCTTATTTGAATTTGCTTAACCTTACAATTATAACACAGTTTGCAGCAAATGTCAACTAATTTTTTTGAAGTCCATCAAATTATATCTAAATATAACGTTGCATTCAGGATAAATAATGTCAGTTCCAGTGACATCTAACTGAACAGGAGATAATGATAAAGGAAAGCAATCTGTGAATGTAAATTCGATATTACCATTTCTATTGCTATTCTCTATTATAACAGATATATCAGAAACTTGACCATGTTTGGTATTTTCTAAATTTCTTTTTGTTAGATCTGTTGGATTAGCTAGACCTTTCATCCACGAAAAGATCTCATTATAATTTTCCATGTTCTCGTCTACAATAAAACTTAGATCAAGTTCAGAGAATTCTATGCGATCTGGAACGTTATATAGATTATATAGAGGAGATGCTTGAGTCGCACCTTGCATACTAACATTCGGAATTGCTACCCTCTGAGTAAAGAATTCTACATTTGGTATACGATCTATAGCCACTTTAAAGCTTACTGGAGACAAATAATTTGTAATCATTTCATATTTCCTATTGACATTATGTTTGATGTATGATAGTATTTATAAATATCAAGCAACAACCGAGAGGTAAAAGATGCAAGAAGACCATACAGTAGACGATCCTTGTGATGACTGGTCTGGCGATCTTGACAAATTAAGACGCTATACGCAAAAATAACTGTTGACATTTGCTGAAAAGTGTGGTAGTATACATAATGAACAAACTATGGAACCAAAAATATGAGTGAAGACTTTAAAATTTTAACAGCACGCCAACACGTCAGAGAACGTATTGGTATGTATATGGGTTCATCTGCTAAAGAGCCGATTGAACGATTCATTGTTGGTGAGTGGAAAACGGCTGAGTACGTTCCTGCTTTATCAAAAATGATTGATGAAATTCTTGATAACTCTATCGATGAAGCTATTCGTACAAACTTTAAATATGCGAATAAGATTAATGTTTCAGTCGATAAAGATAAAGTTACTATCACTGATAACGGTCGTGGTATTCCACAAGAACTCGTTTATGATGAAACAACGGATAGCAAGATTGCGAGAGCAACTGCTGCATGGACTCGTGTTAATGCGGGTACATCCTTTGATGATGAGCGTGTAACAATTGGTACAAACGGTGTTGGTTCCGCCGCTACAAACTTCTTATCAGCAAAATTCGTAGGTAAGACTTGGTGTAACGGAAAATTACTTACCGTTGAATGTAAAAATGGTGCTGAAACTATTAATGAGAAAACTACTCCAAGAGATGGTAACGGTACTGAAGTTTGGTTCGTTCCTGATTTCTCAATGTTTGAGTGTGAAAGCTTAGGACAATTTGATACGATCTCTCTTATCGAAGATCGACTAATGAGTCTTCAAATGGCTTTCCCTGAAATTGCATTCTCTTTTAATAAGCGTCGTATTAAGGTAAACAATCTTAAAAAGTATGCTGAGTTATTTGGCGAAGATGCAATCATCGAGAAAACAGAAGATCTATCATTTTTCTTCTCAACATCAGAAGATGGTTTTCGTACAAACTCTTTTGTTAATGGTGTGAATACACGACAAGGTGGTACGTATGTCGACTTTATCGTGAATGGTATTGTAGATGAATTAGTTACAATGATTAAACGTAAACATAAGATTGAAGTTGTTAAGTCGACTATTAAATCTGGTCTTACGTTTGTTATGTTTGCTAAGAACTTTACAAATCCAAAATTTGATTCACAGACGAAAGAACGTTTAACGAATCCAACCGGTAATGTAAAAGAACATGCTATTGCATCTGGTGTTCGTGAAGCAGATTTCTTTGCTCGTAAAATTATGAACACACCATCTATTATTGATCCAATCATCGAAGCTCAATTGGCTAAGAAGATTGCTGCAGACAAACGTGCTGCTACGATGGCTCAAAAGAAATTACGCAAGGTTAAAGTTGCTAAACATATCTCAGCTAACCGTGATGATGCCACTCTTAAAATTGTAGAGGGTGACTCAGCTATGGGATTCCTGCTGAAGGTACGTGATCCCAATAAGGTTGGTGCATACCCATTACGTGGTGTTATCATGAACACATGGGATATGAAACCAGCTGATGTTCTTAAGAATAAAGAACTATCAGAATTAGTATCAGTTCTTGGATTAGATATCACTAATCCTGATAGTGTTGAAGATATGACATATGAGCATATTGCAACATTAACTGATGCTGACCACGATGGTATTGGACACATCAGTCCTTTACTTATTGCTTTCTTCTACAAATTCTGGCCACGCCTATTGCTTGAAAAGAAAGTTAAAATTACTCGTACACCAATCATGATTTCATCTAAAGGAAAAGATGTTAAGTGGTTCTATACGTATGAAGATGCTAATGACTTCAAATCAAAAGAAGCAGGTTGGAAGCATCGATATATTAAAGGCTTGGGTTCATTAGAACAAGATGAATATGATAAAATTATCAACCAACCAGTGTACGATACTGTAACAGTCGACGATGCAAGTATTTTCCAAATGATGTTTGGTAAGGACTCAGCATTACGTAAAGAATATATGATGGTATGATACCACATAAGAAATGTCATAAGGAGATATTATAATGGCACTAGATCAAGATTTTATGATTCATGCGATGCGCTCACATGCTAAAGGACACATTGATAAACATCGAATGAATGTTGAAGTATATCTAAATAACTCTGCGGGTATCGGCGAGCATGCCGACGTATTTGAAGCTATCGAAGGTGAGATCCTTGAGATGGCAAAATACCAAGATGTTTTAGATATGCTTGATAAATATTTTCAATAAAGTTGAAATTAACTGTTGACATTTGTTTAAAACTGTGATAGTATAGTACTATAAACTAATAAGGAATAGGTATGAGTCTTCTCCAATTTACAACTGATCCCAACGAGTATCCTATCTCGCATGTAGCCAAAAATGAATGGTTATCTTTTGCGATGTATACCGTTGAGAGCCGTGCAATCCCTAATATGATTGATGGTTTAAAACCA